GATGTAAGCGTCAACGTCGGACTTGGTACGGGCGGCGCTGACGAAAAGATCCAATTCTTGCAAGCGATTACCGCCAAGCAAGAACAAATCCTTCAATCGCTTGGTCCCAATAATCCGTTGGTGACAATTGGTCAATACGCCAACACGCTAGGCAAGTTGATCGAGATGGCGGGATACAAAGACACAACGCAATTTATCAATCAATTGCCCATGGATTACACGCCACCGCAACCGCAACCGCGCCCTGATCCGTCCGAAGCATTGACGCAAGTACAGGTTCAGGCGATCCAAGCCGATATTGAGAAGAAAGCGGCAGAGTTGGCATTGGAGCGTGAGAAAATGCTTCGTGCTGATGATCGTGAGCGCGACAGGATTGAACAAGATGGCATCTTGCGCCGCCAAGAAATGGAATTGAAGTACGGTGTGAGCCTGGCGCAAACGCAAGCCGAGATCAACGCCAAGATGGCCGTTGATCGTGAGCGTATGCAAATGGAAGCACAGCAACCCATGCAACCCATGCAATGACCAACGAAGAACGTATCCAGCGCAGCAACGAAGCAAGGCGCATCTTAGAGAGCACGCTTTACCAAGAATCGTGGTCAGCCGTTAGGCAACAATTGCTTGACGATTGGGCAATGAGCGAATCGGTTGACGTTAGAGAGAAAATCTTTTCCGAATTCAAAGCACTTGAACGTGTGCAACAGTTTTTCAGCAGTGTCTTGGCAGATGGAACGCTCACGCGCGCCACGATTGATCGTATGCGCAAGCGGTCCGAATCGAAACAGGGAATCTTATGAGTGACGAATCAGTTGTTTTGGCGGATAATGCCGCCATGAGTGTGCGGGAAGCCGCACAAGCCTTTGAAGCATTGCTTGCCGAAGAAGACGGAGAACAGGCAGCGACAGAGGCGCAAGCCGAAACGGAGCCACAGGGCGACGTTGAGGCGTCAGGGGATGATGCAGCCGATTCAGACGAGCAAGGCGAAGAGTCTGATGACGTTGAAGCATCCAGCGAGTCCGAGGAAAGCGAAGAAAGCAAGCAATCCGAAGAGCCACCCACTTTCACCGTCAAAGTTGATGGTAAGGAAGAGAAGGTTCCGCTTGACGAGTTGCTCAAAGGCTATCAGCGCACCGCGGATTACACACGGAAAACACAGGCACTTGCAGAACAGCGCAAAGCCGCTGAAGCAGAGCTTGGTGCAGTCCGTGAAGAGCGTGCCACTTATGCACAGTTGCTTACTGCATTGCAACAACAATTGCAGCAGCAACAAGAATCACCCGTTGATATGGAAAAACTTTACCGTGAAGATCCAATCGAGTGGGTGCGGCAAACCGAGTTGCAGCGTCAGCGTTCAGAGAAATTGGCGGCATCACAAGCCGAACTCCAGCGCTTGAATCAGTTGCAACAGCAGGAATACCAGCGTGCAATGCAGGCTAAATTGAAGGAAGAAGCTAATTTGTTGGTTTCTGCCATACCGGAATGGAAGAATCCAGACACGGCTAAATCCGAAAAAGCTGCATTGATTGATTTTGGCGTCAAAGAAGGCTTTTCACCCGATGATTTGAAAGGTGTTGTTGATCATCGTGTCGTAAAAGTTTTGCGCAAAGCCATGATGTTTGATCAGATCATGGCGAAGCAACAGACGGTGAAAGCTAAGGTTGAAGCGCCAAAGACAAAGACTGTTGCGCCAGGTAATCCACAAGCCGCGAAGGTTCAAGTGAATGAGGTAACACGCGCCAGACAGCGCCTTGCAAAAACGGGCAACGTCCGTGACGCAGCCAAACTTTTTGAACATCTTCTTTAGGAACTATCATGACTATCGCATCAAATACGTTCCTCACCTACTCTGCAAAGGGTATCCGTGAGGATCTAAGCAATCAGATTTACAACATTTCTCCCGAAACCACGCCTTTCATGAACAATATTGGTCGCGGTACCGCTTCCAATACGCTGTTCCAGTGGCAGACCGACGCACTTGCTGATGCAACAACCAGCAATGCAGCGCTTCAGGGTGATGATCTCACCACCTACGAAGCCGTGACGCCAACCGTTCAGTTGGGCAACTACACACAGATCAGCCGCAAGACTGTTGTTATTTCCGGCACTATGGAAGCCGTTAACAAGGCAGGACGCAAGAGCGAACTAGCCTACCAATTGGCGAAGAAGGCCGCCGAGCTAAAGCGTGACATGGAAACCATCCTGTTGGCCAACCAAGGCGCAACTGCTGGTGACTCCACAACCGCACAAAAGACTGGTTCGTTGTTGGCGTTCATCAAAACCAATACGTCGATTGGTTCGGGTGGCGGCAATCCTTCATACACCACGCTTCCCACAGCAACGCGTTCGGATGGAACGGTTCGCACGTTTACTGAGACGATCCTTAAGAGCGTTCTTCAGCAAGTGTGGACGAGTGGCGGCGAGCCTTCGATTGTGATGACTGGTCCAGTCAACAAGCAAACCGTTAGTGGTTTCAACGGTATTGCAACGCGTTACCGTGACGTGCCGGCTGGAAAGCAAGCACAGATCATTGGCGCGGCTGACATTTATGTTGGTGACTTTGGCCAAGTCAACATTGTTCCTAACCGCTTCCAGCGTGAGCGCGATGCGTTTGTATTGTCGCCTGATTACGCTGGCGTGCATTTCCTGCGCCCATTCCAGCAAGTTGAACTTGCAACCACGGGTGACGCTGAGAAGCGCTTGCTTTTGGCGGAATACGGTCTTGCCGTATACAACGAGAAGGCACACGGCATTGCCGCTGACCTGCTCACGTCGTAATCTTGACTTAGGAAGGGGCGGGGAAACCCGCCCTTTTTTACATGGAAAAACGGATCTTTGAACAAGACGAGCTTCTAGGTATCACCCGAATCTGGCATTTTGATGAGGATACCGACACGGCTGTCATCGAGACAATCCAAAACGTCCAACCCATTGTTGAAACCAATAAGACTGAATTCAACCAGGTCGATGAACGTGCAAGATGGTCAGGTGATGGTCATGGCGTGAAGGTTGCTTCTATTCCCATGAATTTATTTATGGAATTGGTAGGTAAAGGCATCACGCGCAATCAAACGGACTTTAAGCGCTGGCTTAATGACCCAGATAACCGACACTTTCGCACAAGACCTGGGAGGGTTTAATGACTGATAAACGGATTATTTCTGTTTGCGTTCCTGCACGCGATGAAGTGCATACGATGTTCACCTTTGATCTGGTGAATGCTGTTAGCCACCACATTGGAAACACGGGCGATATTGTAAATTTGCTGATGAGCCAAGGCACATTGCTTTGCTCGCAGCGCACAGAATTGGTCATGAACGCCATTCACGCCAATGCAGACTATCTGCTATTCCTTGATAGTGACATGCGCTTTCCGGCTGACACCATCGCGCGCCTACTGGCCCATGGCGAATGCGTTGTGGCGGCAAACTGCGCCAGGCGCAGAATGCCAACCGGCCCCACGGCTGGCAACTACGATAAAGCAACAGGAAGAAAAGTATTGCGTTACTCGATGCCCGAAGACACGTGTTTGGAGCAAGTTGACATGGTTGGCACTGGCGTGATGCTGGTGGACATCAATGTTTTCAAAGTGATTGATATGCCGTGGTTTGCAACGCCATGGGACACCGCGGCAAAAGGTTACATGGGCGAAGATGTCTATTTCTGCAAGCTGTTGCGGGACAATGGCATTCCGTTGTATATTGATCACGACCTGTCCAAGCAAATTGGACACATCGGAACCTTTGAGTATAAGCACGAGCATACCTGGGCACTCCGACCGATGGAAGATGAGCGCAGAAAACAAGCTGGCGCGCCGGTCGAAGAATCTCAAAAGGTGGCTTGATGGCACTGAATACTTACAGCGGATTGAAAACAAGCATTGCGGATTGGTTGAACCGCGATGACTTGACGTCCGTCATTCCGACATTCATTGAGTTGGCGGAAGCAACGTTCAATCGCAATGTGAGAACGCGCGATATGGTGCAGCGCGCAACGGCATCACTTGATACGCAATACACCGAATTGCCTGCCGATTTCCTCCAAATGATCAACATTCAACTGAACACAACGGTGCCGGTGAAGTTATCGTTTGTAAGTAATGAGCAAGCCGACGATTTGCGCACGCAGTTTTTTTATAGCGCCAATCAACCTAAGTATTATAGCATTGTTGGGTCAACGTTTGAAGTCATCCCATCACCAAGTGGCGAGTTTGAAGTAGAGATGTCCTACTACAAAAAGATCGCCGCGTTGACAGATAGCAACACAACCAACTGGTTACTTACGAAATCGCCAGCCATGTATCTGTATGGCGCATTGGTTCAAAGTGCGCCTTACTTGCGCGATGACGAGCGTATTGGTACATGGGGCGCGTTGTACAAGGAAGCATTCAACGATCTGATGCTCGAAGAGCAAAGGACAAACTTTAGCGGCACCACGCCGCGCATGAGAGCAAGGAGTTATTGATATGGCGGGTTCATTTTCAGATTACCTGGAAGATAAAGTGATGAAGCATGTGTTTACTAACACGGCTTACACATCACCATCTTCGCTTTACGTCGGTCTTTTCACCGTTGCACCAACGGATGCCGGTGGCGGCACGGAAGTGTCAGGCAATAGCTACGCACGCACCGCAGTTACGTTTTCGGTAAGCGGTACATCACCCACATCAGCAACCAATTCGGGTAACGTTGAATTTCCAACGGCATCCGGTTCGTGGGGTACGGTTGTTGCGGCTGCCATTTTTGACGCCAGCACATCAGGCAATATGTTGTCATGGGCCGACCTTACAACGTCCAAAGCCGTTGGTAATGGTGACGTATTCCGCTTCGCAACAGGCAACTTAGCCGTTACGCTTTCGTAAGTAAATGGCGCTGAACTATGGTTCTGGTTTATACGGCAGTGGCAAATGGGGAACCGATGCCAGTGTTGATAACTATGGTTCAGCAGCTTATGGTGCCGGCAAGTATTCCGCGCCTGATCAGAATTACGTTGATGGCGAACTTGTATCCGCTTCCACGTCAACTATGGAAGCGTCTGGTGATAAGACGCCAGGCAGCGGCAGCAATTACGGGTTCGGTGCTTACGGTTCGGGAAGCTACTCAGGAACATCCGTCATTTATGTTGACGGGCAAGCCAACGCAGCGTCCGAGTCCGCTGTTAGCGCAGTTGCAAGCATTCTCTTTAGCGTTGGCGCAACCGCTGCAAGCGATTCAAGCCAAACGGCCGATGCACAAGTTGACCGAAACGCGCAAGCCACATCAGCAAGCGAAAGCAATGCAAGCGCATTGGGTTCCATTGTTCAGGATGGCGCAGCAACCGCGGCAAGTGTTTCAACGGTTACGGCAACGGGCGAAGGATTGGTGGATGGAACCGCCAATGCTGCCAGCGCAAGCGCGGTATCAGCAAATGGCGACAGATTCCTGGGCGGGATTGCCACTGCCGCATCAGAAAGCGAAGTCACAGCAAACGCTGAAACATTCTCAAGCGGCCAGGCAACAGCCGCCGCGGAATCCTCTGCAACGGCTCAAGCCGATGTTGACATTGGTAACTCAGCATTTGCCGAAGCCGAATCAAGCGTTACAGCTGATCCCACAACCACTTGGTGGGCACAAGCGACGGTTATCAGCGCAACAAGCATGTCAGCCGACGGCGGTTTGAAATGGGAACCTGTTGCACCTGTAACCACCACCTGGACAAACATCACAGATCCGTCCAACACATGGACGCCAATCAATTCACCATGGCGGGATGCCGCCTAACGAGGTAAATCATGGCCGATACAACAACCAGTAACCTTTCACTTACCAAGCCTGAAGTTGGCGCGTCAACTGACACATGGGGTTACAAACTCAACACGAATATGGATACGCTTGATGCGTTGTTCGCGGCAGCGGGCAGCGGTACAAGCGTTGGCTTGAACGTTGGCGCGGGTAAGGTGTTAAACGTTGCAGGAAAACTCCAAACAAAACCGATTCTTGAATCAGCAAACATTGCTGCAACAGCGGCAACCGGAACGGTTAACGTCGATCTTGCGACACAAGCCGTTAACTATTACACAACAAATGCGTCAGCCAATTGGACGTTCAACTTCCGTGGCGATGGTTCAACAACGCTTAATTCGTTTATGACAACCGGTCAAGCGTTGACGTGCGCGTTTCTTGTAACGAATGGCGCAACAGCATACTACCCGACAACATTTCAGGTTGATAGCACAACGACTAACGTTACGGTTAAGTGGCAAGGCGGAGCAGCTCCATCGTCAGGCAATACAACGTCAATTGATACTTATGCTTTTAGCATTATTAAAACAGCTGCAAGTACCTACACGATTCTTGCATCGCAAACCAAATTTGCTTAAAAGGGGTTTGTTATGCCAAGTTTATCTACAAGAGGAGCAGCATCCGTAAGAGGGTTTGGGATGTTTGGAGGAAATATCATTGCGACCGGTGGGAATGAAATAAAAAAGGTCGGCAATTACAAATATCACATCTTTACAGCATCTGGAACTTTTACAGTCTCTTCAGCTCCAGCAGGTTCTATCATTGAAGTTATGGCCGCAGGTGGTGGCGGTGGTGGTGGCGGTAATATGGGTGGCGGTGGTGGTGGCGGTGAATTAGATTTATTCACATCGGTTACTGCTTCGGCTTCAGCATATACCGTAACGGTTGGGGCGAAAGGAAATGGACAGCCTAATAGCTCAACGGCTTCAACTCAAGGCGGCACATCATCGTTTGCCTTAGGTGGAACGACTTATGTGTCTGCATTAGGAGGCGGAAGAGGGGGCGGAAGCACAACCTCTGGAAGCAGTGGAGGCACTGGAGGCTCAGGCGGCGGAGCTGATTACACGGGGGGTGGAACTGCTGGCGGTGCGTCTGGTTCTAACACCAATATTGGCGGAACTGGGACAGGCAACGGTAATCAGATGGGTGGTGGTGGCGGTGGTGGAGCTACTGCCGCTGGTGGAGCAGGAAGTAATAGCGGGACATCTTCTGCAATTGGGGGTAGCGGTGGGGCTGGTTACACGCTAACCAATATTGATTCCAACCTTACATCTGGCAACTTCACTTCTTTGTCTGGCATGACTGTCATTTGTTCTGGTGGCGGCGGCGGTGCATTAAACAAAACAAGTGGCGGATCATATACCAGAGGTGTTGGGGGAACCGGCGCAGGATCGGGCGGTGTCAATACTGGGCCATCACCATCAACAAACGTATTTACTTCATCTGCCGCAACTGCGTTTGGTTGTGGTGGCGGTGGTGGTGGATGGGATAACGGAAGCCCAAATAATGTAGCCGGAGCTGACGGTTACGCAGGTGTTGTCATTATTAGGTACTTAGCATGAAAACTTTTGCGCAAATTAACGAGCAAGGCATTGTGCTTAACACGATTGTTGCCGAATCGTGGGATGTTCCTGGTTTTGTCGAATACACCGACTCAAACCCGGCTTGCATTGGCGGCGACTACGTTGATGGGTATTTTTACTGCCAACAACCTGATTCGACTTATACAAGATACAAAGGTCGATGGGTGAAAGCATTAGCGGATGAAATCTTAATAAACGAATATGTTGTAGCTGATTCAATAAATGGCGATCACCTTGGAGCGTAAACCGTGGAACCAAACGCTAAGGACGTGGAGGCTAAATTGTCAACGCATGAAGCAGTGTGTGCTGAACGTTACGCGGGCATCAACGCCCGCTTAAAGCGTTTGGAGCAAATCCTTATCGCAAGCGCAGGAGCCATTATCCTGTTGCTGATTAATACGACGTTTAAGCTGCACTGATATGTTTGACCTGTTATCCGGTGGGCTTCTTGGTTCGATCTTTGGCGGCCTATTCAGGCTCGCGCCAGAGATCTTAAAGTTCATGGATAAGAAGAACGAGCGGCAGCACGAACTGAATATGTTTCAACTCCAAACCGATTTGGAGAAAATGCGCGGCCAGTTCAAGATGGAAGAGAAGTACGTTGACCATTCCATTGCGCAACTCGATACGATCAAGGCCGCATTTGAAGAGCAAGCCGAAACCGCCAAATCCGCTGGATGGTTCGTGGCGTCCATATCCGCGCTAGTCCGTCCCGGTATCACCTGGTCGCTTTTCTTTATGTACGCAGCCGTGAAGGTTGCCGCCATCTATCTAGCGTTTGAATCGCAAGC